GAGGTTTTACCCATCTCTCTCGCCCTTTGTTCCATAGCAACAGCCGCTTGAATTTTATGAGCATGTGATCTTGATGAACCACGTATCTTTGAGACAGATTCTTTAGCAGTAGCCACGTCCTTAAAACCAAGTCCGTGAATAGTTCCTTTGGGGTTTTCATCTGTATACAAGTCAGAATGTTTTTTTGAATTGGCAGGTTGCCCCTTTTTTCTAGGTATACGAGGATTAGATTCCTCATTTAACTTTTTTTCAGGATCCCCATCCTCCCAAATAAATTCAGATCTCCAATCAGAAAATTCTTCTTTTTTACTATTTCCCCAATTTGCAGCACCGACTTTACGACACTTAACTAATGCACCTGAAGCATAAGCACTTGGCCATACAGAATATCTTGACTTGACTTTATGGTAACAGGCATCTTTTGTACCACTGCCTTTACCTTTCTTATCTGATTCTGTTACTATTTCTTCCTTAACACCACGTTTTGCTTTGTGTTCCTCTCTTCTTTTAGCAATTAGTTCACCTCTTGTCGCATCTTTTGTGATCTTCTTTCCAGTCATAATATCTGGCATTTCACCAGGTGTTCCAAATTTTCTTTTATTTCTGATTGTTGCCTTACCATAAGTTGAAGCACCTGCCTCATACTTTGCTTCTGAAGTAGTTGTAGTGTGTTGCTCATCAGGTGTATTTGATGAAAGATTTTTTACTTTCTGTTTCTTTGATATCTTAGGCCCTCCAACTGGATCTCCATATTCGTCTTTCTTAACTTCTTCATTCTTGGGTACACAATTTGGAACCATCTTACCACCTTTCTTTTTCATACCAACTTGCTTATGAGTATCCCAACAAGGATCGCCATCACCCTCCCTCACATTTTCGACCTCTTCTTTCTTAACACAGTTTGGATATCTCTTTCCAAACATAGTTTTCATACCTTTCTTTTCATAACCCTTCCAACATTTTTCATCAATATTTTCTTCACCTACCATTTTTTTAGCAAGTTTAGCAAAATGCTTTAGTCTATCGTCACCTTTCTTTTTGTTTCCTTTTCTAACTGAAGTTGCTACAGGTGATTCTCCTGTTTTAGGATCTGTATCATACATCCCCTCTCTGTGCATATCTCTAATATGTTTTTTTACTTTATTAGCTTGTTGCTTATGCATTTTACTTGCACCATCTAATTGTTTTGCAACTTTTTTAAGCACGTTGTCTTCATTCATTTTTTTCTTCTCAGGTAAACCTTTATGCTTTGTTTTAGCAAATTTCTTTGCATCTTTCATACTAATATCATTTGCAACATCTAAAATTTCTTTAGATGGATTTTTCATTTCACCTTTTTGAGCCGCACGAACCATTCCAAAAAATTTTTGTTGTTTTTTAGATACTGCTGGCATTACTTTTTACCCATATCCATAACAGCCTTGCCATATTTCTTTTTGACAAGTTCAAGTGCAGAAGGTCCTTTATTTACCTTCTGTGTCTTTTTCATTTCTTCACTTGGTGGATATGAAGTTGCATCTTTCTTATCTTTAGATGGTCTTACCCTTCCTTGATCTCTTGCGATGTCATATCCTTCCTCACCTATGAATTGTTTAAAAGTTTTCATTATAATTTCATACCTCTTGCTCTTAATTTATTTTTAACAAGATTAATTGCTGTGGGCATTTCTCTTGGATCTCCAATAGGATTGATTACTGCTCCACCATCAAATTCTACACTACCCGATGGTTTATTATCCATCTCACCAGTTTTAGGATCTCTATCTTTATATTCATTCTCTAATATAGAACGAATTTTATCTCTCATAGAATCAAGATCTTGTTTTCTGATTTGATTTGTAGTATATGATTCTTTTTGTGTATTAGCAGTATGCTTTGGATTCTTTTTAGGATCTCTTAATTCTTGTCTTCTAGAACTATGGTGATCCATTCTCTGTTTAGCACTCATCTTGTAACGAGGAGTCTTCAAAGGTGTCTTTCCATCCTTCTTAGTGGTAACTTTCTCGTCTCTTTTCTTACGATGCCCTTCAGCACCAGAATCATAACCACTTCTGGATTTTATGGGGTTGCTCTTGTTTCTAGCAAATCCGAACGATTTTGCACCACCACCTGTTTGATTACCAGCTTGTGTTTCTGGTGATCGATTACGACTTTTCTGTGATTGTGATAGGTTGTAACCTGCTCTTTCATTCTTACCTGGTCCAAAACTACCTTTTTTTCTGTACTCGTAAGAACTTCTCCTTTTAGCACCTATTGTTTTTGCTCTTTCATATGCTTTACTAGCAAGTTTATCAGCATCTTCTTCGATAGTATCATCCTTATCTTTTTTACCATAAGTTATGCAAGGATCTTGACCACAACCACAATTTTTTGGTTTCTTTTGTTCAATAACATCACCCTGAATAACATGCTCATGCATACTTTCTTCTAAAATTTCTAAAGAAGTAACAGGAACATTTTTCTCAACACCATGATCAAACAACACATCATAATGTACTACATTTCCACTCTCATCAAGATCATGCATTCCTTTTACAGGATTACCAATACCATATTCTTCATGCTTTACTTTAGATGCACAATCATGTTTTTTACCCATCGCCTTTTTAATTGCCTTATCTCTAGATCCCATGTATTCATCGGTTCCTGATTCAATTTTACCATCACCATCATAGTCTTTGGCAGCTTTCTTCTCATTAACTATCTCACCTTTTAATTCATTATGTGCAACAATATCAGCACCAGCACCTGATCTTACAGCTTGCATTTTTTTCTGTAAAATCATACGCTTCATCAGTCTAACTCTCTTTTCCTTAGAGTCTTCCTTTGGTTTTTCCATTGTCTCGACTTGTTCTGATTGATTAGGGTTGATAGTAATTTTATTTTTACCTTTCATCATATCAACTTTTTTAGTATTATTATCAATATCAATATCCTTAACTTCATCAATAAATGCTTCATCAACAGAACTTGGTGTATCATCACTATGTTCTATCACTTTACCATCAGCATCTTTCTGATGATGTTCCTTGGTAAGTGCTTTCTTAATTGCCTTATCTTTAGAACCTTTATATTCTGCCTCTGGTGTTTCTTTCTTACCATCACCATCATAATCTTTTGCAGATAAACCTTTACCTGATTTTACTGCTGCAGTATCAGAACCCTTCTTCTTCTCGCCTTCATATGGAGAACCATATCCAGTCATTTCTACAGAAGCAATATTAGGATTTTTTCTGAGCTCAGAAATTTTGGCACGGTTTGCCATACGAACATATGACTTACCAGTTTTCTTATCCTTTACTCTAATTTTATATTTTCTCTCTCCAATTTCCTCACTAACAACATCAGTAACTTCAAATGCAAGATTTCCATCAGCATCTTCAAGATTAGTTACCTTAGTAAAAATTCTTTTAACGGCATTAGAAACAACATTATCTACAGTTTCAGAAATATCTACAAAATCATATTCCTCACCAATAAGCATCTTTTTAGCAAGTAATTTAACAGGGCCTGGTGCAGGTGACTTACCAAGTTGAGTTGCATATGCTCTCTTTAAAGACGCAGGATCAGTCTTTTGACCATCCTTAAATCCTTGCTTTACTTTATATCTTACGTCATATGCAAGTTGACGAGCCTGCTTTCTAATTTTATCTTGACCACCAGTGGCACCTTGACCTTGTGGTTGAGATGGTGCACTAGACTGTTGTACAGGATTTTCTTCAACGATATTCTTACTCATTTGAAAACCAAGAAATACTTACTTTTTTCTATACTTATTTATGAAATGTTTTCCCCACTCACTTCCAGGTACCATTGACTTAGTATAATTTAGTAGTGAATCAGTTCCAACTTCTCTTTGATGTGCTGGAACACCAGATTTAGTGGTTCCATTAACAACTGCTTCAGTTACATCTTTTATCCAAGATTTGAACATAATTTTATCTTCAGTAACACAGATTAAATAATTAGCACCTCTACGAATAATCTTACCAATAAATCCTGTATTAAGGTTTTCAACTAATTGCCCAACCTTATAGATATTTTTATTTACATAATTTTCACGAAGATTTTTCCAATCAAATATAGGAGCAATTTCCCATAAGTTCCAACCTTCTTTAATATTCATACCAGCACGAATATTATTAAATAAATCTTTTGCTAATTTTCTATTCATGGCAGTAGGAACACCCTTTAAGAAATTATCAAAATCATTTTCTGCAGCATACTTTCTCTGCTTTGATGCAGACATACCTTCTACACCCTCACCATCAGGATCTCTATTACCAGCAGAACGAACTTCTACCTGATCAAAATCATATTGCAATCCATTATAATTATTAGTCAATTTATCAAATTCTTTTTGTCTATCAGCACCAACCACTAATCTTACATTTGTGTAACCATCATTATGTGCTTTCTTCAGTACATCAAAGATAGTTTTGTTGGCAGGATCATTTACAATCTTCTCACTATGATTAGGAAACATCTGTCTCATTACAGATACTTTTTGATCTGCATCTAATGGATTTTTTTTATTATCCTGACTCCTTGATGGAACAATAACATAATCCCCATCATCAGAAGATGAAGCAACAGTATCTAATAATTTTTCATGGCCTGTTGTGGGTGGATTAAATCTACCAAAAGCAATGGTTAAAGTTCCTTTTGTTTTTTCAACTTGAGGTGGTGTTAATTTATCTGGTTCTACTGGGCCTTCTGGATCATCTTTCTGTGATACAGGTTGTTGTGGTTCTACCTGTTGTTGCGATTGTGCAGATGTTGTCTGTGATAAATTTTTTTCTCTATCAGATTGTGGAGGATCTTGCTGTCCAATTTTCTGTCTTTTATTATAAAATTTTAATACACCCTTCTCTGTTTTTGCTACAAACTCACCATTTTTATCATACCATCCACCATGACCATCACCAGTCAAACCCATACGTGTGGCTTGCTGAACTGCTTTGGATTCAGATAAAAATTGTAAGAATGATTTCATTTGGATAATTGTATAGTTATCTCTTTCTTATTTGCAAGAATATATTTGATAAGTAATTCCCTATCAAAATCTTTAAACTTATAATTATTTATCATTTTATCAAGATTGTAATAACAGTAGTATAAAAATTCAGAATACCTCTCTTTAGGTTTCTTTGAATCAGGTTCAAAGCTCTGAATTATTGCTTTTATTTCTGGGTTTTCTATGGTCATTATGCGTTACCACTCTCTGGTCTTTCACTTGGAGTCGATCCCTTCTTCTTATAATCACACATAACATGAGTAGGAAACTTACCACCCTGTTTATTTCTACAATTAAAAATAAAATTATATTTTGTACTGGAGCATGTTATATTTACACCCTTACCTTTACCATTCATTCTACCAAAATAAACAGTTATATCACCAGTAATATCAGCTGCTTTATTCATATAAGATTCAGTCATTTCATAAGCATCAATAGTATGATTTTTTGTATTATGAATCATCCAATATCCATATCCCATACCACTCTTTAAAAGTTTTTTAATCTTTGATTTATTAGGACTAACAGTAACCTTATGACCTGGTATTGGTTTCTTTCGAGGATAATCCACAAATGAATCACAAAATTTAATCATATTCTCCTTATCATCTATACCAAACATTTTAAGAAATGCCAATCCACCTGCAGTTGTAATTTTATAATCTTCTATTTCTTTCTTTGTAAAAAGAAGAGGGCCATTCTTACCACCAACACCAGAATTAAAGAATGTTAAAGTGGGCCCATATTTAAGAGATAAGTAAACAGGTTTTTTCTCTTCACCATATTGAAATGTAACATCAGTCAATGTAGAACCCATATTCAATGTTGCAGAACCACCTGCAGTAACAACTAATCCTCCATTAGATAAAGCTAAAGGACGTGATTGATTCTTACTACCCTCATCCAATACACCAGTAAATCCTTCATGAGCTTCCATATCAGACAATGCAAGACCTAATTTCTTCTGCATCTTCTTATTAAATTCTTTAATAAAAGGAATAAATCTATTTCCCGTTTCATCATTCAATACCTTTAAGGCATCATTATAAAAATGTTTCTCAAATTGAGTACCTTTGTTTATTTTTTTTCCACCACCACCTTTACCACCAAATTCATCAGTCTTCTTAAATTTAGTAATAGGTATTGATTTCTCTTTTACAACACCCTTTATTCCAACTCCAAAAGTAATTTTTTTACTTGTTGCCCCACCAGTAGAAATCCATACCTCTTTAAATTTAGATCTTTCATCTAAAAATCCAGCATCAAACTCATATACATCTGTTCCTACTTTAATATTACAGTGATAAACATCTACTAATCCTACATCAGTAAGAAACTTTTTATCACTATAAAATTTATCTAAGAATATATCAATTCTACCATCCCGCTCTTCACCATTTCTAACAAATGTATCATACTTACAATTAGACATATTTTATCTATTTTTTAAAATATTTATTTATTACTTCTATCTGATCTTGATACTTAGCTATAATATTTAATTCAGTTTCAATTGCCTCTGTTATATCAGAATGCTCACCGATACCTGCAGGATTAGTTAAATAAACCTCTACATTAGCAACATGTTTTTGAATGTCTCCTTGTGCATGTGCTAGAAGTGCTTTAATTAGTTGTTCTCTCATAGTAACATTTGATACTCTATATTATATATGTGCAACTTTTCCAATTGTCCAACTATTATATCCGTGATTGTGTATACTTTTATGGACATCATACTCTGCTATTTTTGGTACAACCAAACAAAATCCTATGCCTAAATTAAAAATATTTTTCATTTCCTCCTCTATTATTTGTCCTGATGATACAATTTGATAAAAAATATTTGGAATGTGCCATACATCTGGAGACTTAAATGATTTTAAAGGATACCTATCATACCAAACATTTGCAGTTAGTCCATCTGGTATACATCGTGGTAAATTCTCAGCAATACCACCACCAGTTATATGTGCCATACCAAGTATAGGAACCTCATCAAGTAAATTCATAACAAGAGAAGAATATATTGTAGTTGGTGTAAGTAAATCTTGCACCTCTTCGTTTTTAATCTTTCCATTTTTTATCATATCATTTATTACACTAAATCCATTACTGTGAACACCACTACTCTGTATACCTATAATTAAATCTCCTTCCTCAATCGACTTTCCATTTATTGTATCGTCCTCCTCCACAATCCCTGTGCAAAAACCTGCTAAATCAATATCGGTTGATGTTGGATGTTCTGCAGTTTCTCCACCTATTAATTCACAACCTGCTATTTCACATCCTTTTATAATACCTTCCATAATTTGATCTACCCTATGATCAATTTTTGGTGTAGAAATATAATCTAAAAAATATAAAGGTTTAGCACCACAACAAATTACATCATTAACACACATAGCAACAAGATCAATACCAATAGTAGTATAGTCTTTTGTAATAGAACACAAATTAATTTTAGTTCCCACACCATCAGCACCAGAAACTAAAATAGGTTTTTCATATCCAGTTGGTATTTTAAACATACCACCAAAACCACCTATAGTTGATACTTTTTCTTTTAATCTTGCTACAAAAGCATTACCTGCTTCGATATCAACTCCAGAACTTTTGTAATCCATTTTTCATACATCCCCCTCTTTACGGTTCTCTGAGAAGTGAACATCAAACTCTCCACCAGGATATCTACTCTTCAACTTCTCTACATTCATTTCAATGATTTCTTCTGGTGTAGTGTCTAAGAGAATACATGCTTGAATTAAATACCACATAATGTCACCTAGTTCACGTTTCATATGAAATATATTTTCTTTAGTAACTGGTTTACCTTGAAAAACAATTTTTTTAACTATCTCAGTAAACTCACCTGACTCAGCACATAGTCCGAGTGCAGCAGTTAATGCCCTATGCGTTTTAAATTCTTTAGAGTTTAAATCTCTTAAACGATCTTGAAAATGGCCACCATACTTACTCTCTTCAGAAGTAACAGCATTTACAAACTCAATATATTTTTGAGTATCTATTTGTTTTGTCATTAGAATTTTTTTTGTATATAAGGAATAGTTAAATTTTATGTAAATTACTTTGTGGTAGTTCTTCTAATATAGGTTCAAAAGGAAGTCTCTCTTTTGATTTAGGCAATCCACGTTGACCAGGTAACTCACCTTCATGTTCTGCTGTTACATCAACAATGTGTGGTGGTAATGGTTTAGGAATATCTATTCTTCTGTAAGTAAATTCTTCACCCTCATGCAACTCTAAAGTTTTAATTGCATATTTTTCGTGACTACAATCACAGTATTTTTGACCTAATCCATCATAAACAGACCAGTAGGGATAAAAATGATCAGGAAGTGTCATAATTTACTTTGTAAGATAAAGAATAATCAAACCAGGAATCATAATAAAAAATTGTGGAAGAAAATTTAAGATGATTGCTCTTTCTCCCATTTTAAAACCAACATAGACCCAACCTGCAGCACCTATCATTTGTAGAATACTATTCCAAGGAGTCCATCCCATTACATGAAAAACCATGGCAATCAAAACAATAACAGCACTAAACCATTTTACTCTCTCAACTATCAAAATTTAAAATCACCAAAAGATTTTTTAGGTTTTTTCTCTTCACTATTATACTCCTCTTCTTTCCCACTGTCAATAATATCATCTTGTGCAGATTGTTCTACATCATATAATCTCATTTTTGCACGATCAATACCCACAATAAATCTTTTGAAAATAGTAGGATCATTATATCTATTCTTTAATTGTTTAACCATTATCTGATTGAGACTTTCCAATTCCTCAGTAGATATGAGAGCGAACATAAGGTCAGCAGTTGCAGGAAGACCAAATGATTCAGAAGTATCGGTAAGGTCAATATCACTAGACCCAAAACCAGAACGAGTGGTTTGAGTAGCACTAACGATTGGTAAATTACTCTCTACAGCCAATCCTCGGAGTTCTTCCGCAATTGCTTTAATGTATGAATAAGAGTTAACATTACTACCTGCCTTATATCTAGATGAAGCACATATATTTAAATAATCTACAAATATTATATCAGGTCTAAATGATTTCTTTAATGATAATTCATTAAGCAACGCTTTAAAGTGCCCTGAGTGTGCTGATGCTGTTGGATACTCTTTTATAATTAATGTTCCCTGTGTTTTTTTAGCAAGATTGCTAACCTTACTATCAAACATCGGTTTAGGTAAATCTGTTATATTTTGTATATTAACATTAAGTAGGTTAGCGTCTATCCTTTCCGCAATTTTCTCCTCTGCCATTTCAAGAGTGATATATAAAACGTTTTTTCCTTGAAGTAAAACACTGCTAGCCATGTGACACATGAATAAAGACTTTCCAACCCCTGTTCCAGCAAGAGCAATGTTGAGAGTTTTATTTGGTAAACCTCCTTTTGTAACTTTGTCAAAGTATTCAAGGTCGAATGGAATTTTATCTTCTTTTTTATGATAGGTTTCATATCTTTCCTCATAATCATTTAAATAATCATGACCTATATGATTATCGAAAGACACAGATAAAGCATCAGACAAAATACTAGGAATAGAATCCCTTCCTTTAGTGTCATCCTGTCCATCTGCTAGTGCAATAGATTCCATCAGTGCCAAATATATAGCACGATCTCTACACCATTTTTCAGTTGAGTCTAATAACCATTGATTTTCTACAACAGAATCAACAAAAGAATTATTAATTTCTCTAACTTGCTTTACTTCTTCCTCATTAAGATCTGTTCTATTTTCAGTCTCTATGTTTAGAGCTTCAATAGTAATAGAAGAACCATATTTTACAATAAATTGAGTTATCTCTTCAAAGATTACCTTTTCAGATCGTTGTTCAAAATATTCTGGTTTAATAAAAGGAATTACTTTTCTAGAATATTCTTCATTATAAATTAAGTTTCTGAGAATAGTAGTCTCAATTCTTTCCATAATGTATATAAGTGCTCAAAATATATTTTGAATTATTTGAGGGTGGAAGACCTGCATGTGGATATTCCCAAGTAGGTGGGAACACAACTACTCTACCACATTCTGGTTTAATATTCAACTCATGATTAGGAAAAATAGTATTTCCATTATTTGAGTTTAAATAAAATAAAAATGCAACTGCTCTAATCGATGATCCAATATCATTCACATCAACATGTTCATCAAATCTTTCATTACCACTAGTATTATATCTTTTAATTCTAAATTCTTCCAACTCTTTCAGAGGTGGTGAATAATAATTTTTAGTATCTTTTCGATATCTTCGATATACATCTGCAAGATAAGGTATTAAATTATTAACAATCTTTAAAGATATTTTGTTAATATTAACTTGAGTAAAACAAGGACAACTATCTTCGTTAAAATATTCTTGGTGTTTTATATTATCTTCAAATAATTTTATTAATATTTTACATAATTCATCTGGAATTGTATTATCATATACTTTAACCATAAGAAAATTCTTTTTTTGCTATGGTATCAAGTTTTTGCATAACGTCATCGGTAAAATAAGTTTCTGGATCTGAAAGTATTGCCTTAGCATATACTTTTTTTCCATTTATTTCATATCTACCAGCCACATTTTTCCACATTCCTCCAAGTTCCCCTAATTCTAGGAGACCATAATAGCGATCTAATCCTCGTTCATCATAATAAAGACGTATATTTACTTCTTTATTTTCTTTGCTGAGTCTCGATTTATGTGTCTTAGCTTTAATAATGTTTCCAACAACCTCTTTCTCACTCTTTTCCTTTTTTTTGCTGAGATAAATGATTGTAGAGGCCGCATATTTGAGACCAGA